AATTGCAGGTGTCGCAAGACGCTCTGAAGGTGCGCCCGGAATTGCGCGCGCCGGCCAACGAATCCGATCCGATGCACATCATTCTCGCGCTGTGGCGCGACAACATCCTACGCGCCGCATCCATCGGGTTCATTCCCCGCAAGAGCAAGCCCAACGACGCCGGCGGACTGGACTTCGAGGAGACTGAACTGCTCGAAATCAGCATCGTCCCGTTGCCGGCCAATCAGGATGCGCTGCGGTTGGCGTTAAAGGCATTCGAAGATCGCGCCGGCAGCGCCGATCCCTATAGCACGCTGACCCTAACCGGGGCATTGCCGGTGAACGAACCGATTATGACCGGGCGCGTGATCTTGCGTCAGGTGAACCCGACTGTCACGGTTGATCCGGCGCTGCTGAAAGAACCCGCGATGCAACAATCAGCCTGGGTGCGTCGCGCGGAGGTTGAAAGCCGTCTGGGTAAACAAACTCTATTCGCGGTATTTCGCTCTCATCACGTTGACGTACCAGAAGATGCGACTCTCTTGCAAATGGACGCGGTTTTTGGCGAATGTACTGAAGTTCCGCATCCTGACGCGGGTAAGACGGTCGCCATGAAAGACGCGATTCTGGTGCCGCCGCTTGAATTCGCGTTCGGTTTTGAGGATACAGAACGGGATGCGGTTTATGTCATTTCGGGCCGCGAGCAAGATGATGAAAAGATGATCGATTCGGATCGGGGCTTGTGGAGCATCAATTCCCTATCAGATGTCTTGGTCAGAATTGACGGCGGGGCGCAGGCCAAAGCCGTGAAGTGGAATCAGGCTGGTTTCGGAACCGACGTTTTGACGCAAGGCGCAATCGACCGGGCGCGCGACATCGTTCTGCATTCTCAGAAACGTGCGAAGGCGATGCTCACCAAGCGCGGGCGAGTTTTATCCGCCAAGAACGAGGGCAAACTCCGGGAAGCGCGCGACGAACTGGATAGGGCGCACGCCCACCTGGACGATGTGCTAAAAGAAGTCGAGGAACAACCTGAACTGCCGCGTGAGGAGGCCGCTCCCGCCAATCTTCTCAAGGGCGCAATCCCGCCGCACGAATCGCCGAAAGCCGACCCGGATGCGGAATGGGATGGGCCGGGAATGGTTGCTGCCTGTCCAGCGGAACGCGGCGCGCTGCGCCGGATGCACGCCTGGTTTGACGAGAAAAGCGACCCGGACGCGAAGCAATCCTACAAGTTTCCGCATCACCTATTGGATGGGCGTGTGGTCTTGCGCGGCGTCAACAACGCCAAGGCGCGTCTGGCTCAGGCCGACATTCCCGACGAAGACCGGGCCGGCGTCGAGCGCCACTTGAATCAGCACCAGGATCAATTCGAGCGAGCGGCGGCGTTGAATGAGCAGGCCGAACACGAAGGTTCAGATAGCGAGCGCGATCTCGCTGACGTTCTGAAACATCTTACCCGCGAATTAGGAACAATCTACGAGGAGGTCATACCATGAGCGAGTTGAAGGCAGTTGTCGAGGAACTGAAGACGGAGATCGCGCAACTCCGGCAGACAGTTCAGGAGCACAAAGCCGCCGGCGATATGGCGACGCTCGACCGCAAGGCGCTGGCCGAGGAAGTGCTGACGATGGTCGAGAAACAAGGCGCGGCGGCGCAGCGTGACGCCGAGAAAGATCGCCAGGTCGTGCGGCGCGGCGAGATCATCGGCCCGGACAAGGGCAAGGTGATCGTTCCCGGCTACGCGGGTTTCGTGCCGGGCTTCGGTGCGCCAAGCAAGGGCATTGTTGATGATGGAAAGTTCGCCGGCTACAGCGTAGACGACATGCTGTTTGTCGATTGGCTGTTGTCCAAAACGCATCGCATCATGCCCAACAACGTCAAGCCGCCCAGCGCCGAACTCAAGGGCATCGCGCAGAAGGCGTTGACGGCGACCGGCTCAGGAACCGGGGATGAATACGTGCCGACCGGCATGGCGGCGCAGTTGTGGCAGGATATGTTCTTGCAGTCGAAAGTCGTGGCTGCCATCGGGCCAATGCCGCAGCCCACCGACCCGTTTGATCTACCCGTCGGCTGGGGACTGACGACCTGGCGCAAGGGGACGCAGAACACGGCCACGACTGCCACTGACAACGCGACCGCCAAGAGCACACTCACCAGCACAGAGCAGATCGCAGAGGTCAACTGGTCATACGATCTCGATGAGGATTCGATTGTCGCCGTTCTGCCGACGCTGCGCTCTGAACTGTCGCGCGACGGCGCTGAGCAGATGGATCGGTTCGTGATGAACGCCGACGCCACGAACGCCGCGACGGGAAACATCAATCTCGACGACGCCGATCCGGCCGACGATTCCTACTACCTCAGCAACGGCCAGGATGGTATCCGGCATCTCTACCTGGTAGACAACACGGGTCAGAGTACGGATGTCAATGCGGCGCTGACGGATACGCACATGCGCGCCGGCCTGGGTCGGCTGGGCAAGTACGGCGCGGACACTTCGCGGCTGGTCATGGTCATGGACGCCGAAACTTACGTCAACAACGTATTGGCCCTGACGAACGTCGTCACGGTCGATAAGTTCGGGCCGCAGGCGGTGATCCTGACCGGGCAATTGTCGGCCTACGCCGGCATCCCGATCGTCGTTTCGGCGGCTGTGGCGGAAGCGGAAGACGACGGCAAGGTGAGCACAACCGCCTCAAACAATGACGAGGGGCAGATCGCCATCTTCCATCGGGATATGTGGAAGGTTGCCTTCAAGCGCCAGCTGACCATCGAAGTTGATCGGAATATCCAGAAGCGGCAGTTCATCATGGTCGTTTCGTTCAGGATCGCAGTTGCGGCGCGCGGCACGCGCTCGACGGAGAAGCACACCGCCGGCGTGCATGGCATCGTCCGCAACTAGTCAGACAGGAGCCGAACATGGCAAACGAACTCTCATATCCTGGTGGATTACCGATCACGCTTGCCTTTCAGGTTGCCAACGTCGCCGCCAACGCGACGACGAATCTCACGCTGGCGCAAGCCGGGACGGGTTTTGAAGTCCCGACCGGCTACAAGTTTCACGCGGTATTCGTGCAAGGCGGCTCCAACGCCGACCTGACCGCCGGAGCCGGCGTGATCAACGTCACCAGCAACGGGACGGCGCTCGCCAACGGCCCGACCGTGACGCTGAATGACACCGTGCAACGCGCAACGGACGTAGAGCGCGTGGGGGCCGAGCCTGTCGCCGCCGGCAAGATCATCGGCTGCAACATCGTGGCTGACGCCAACTTCGCGCCCAACACCGCCGATCTGGACGTGCTCATCGTCGGCTTGCTGTTGCCGGCATAGCCGGGGGCGTGATGGGTGACAACGGCGACGGGCGCGACAAGCCGATGGTATTGGTGTGCGTACCGACCTATGACGCAACGCTGCACGTTTCGCTGTTTACGTCGCTGCTGAGTGAAACGCAAGCGCCGGATAGCCCGCCTTTCAAGGTGTGCGTCAAGACGGCTTCGCTCTTGGCGTTTGCGTGCAATGCGCTCTGGGTGACGGCGCTCAATCACCGACCAGCCGTTACTCACTGCCTGATGATTCACTCCGATGTGATCCCGGTAGAGCCTGGCTTTATCGGGATCATGTTGCATCACCTGCGGCAAGCCGGCGCGGACGTGCTGTCGGCGGTCATGCCGATCAAGGATGATAAGGGCTTGACTTCAACGGCCTTGTTGCCCGATCCGTCGTGCGCCGGCTGGAAGACCGATCCTGTGCGGCGGCGGCGGTTGACGCTGCGCGAGGCGGAAAAGTTGCCGGTCACATTCGACGCTCACGACGTGGCGACGTTGTTCAACCCCCGGAGCACGCCCGATCAGCGCGAGTCTGTGCTCGATCCGTGCCTGTTGGTCAATACCGGCTTGATGCTGGTCGATCTCTCGAAGCCCTGGGTCGAGCAGGCGCACTTTCAGATCAACGATCTGGTCTATCGTCGCCCGGACGGGCGCTTTGACGCCGACGTGGAGCCGGAGGACTGGTTTTTCTCGCGGCGAGCGCACCAGTTGGGCGCGCGAGTCTGCGCCACGCGCGCGGTCAAGGCCCAGCACGCCGGGCGGGTGAACTATCCGAATCACGGCGCATGGGGAGCGTGGGCGACGGACGTATACGATGAAGGCGCGGGCCTGCCCCCGATAGCAACGTCCCCCCCGCTTTCGCGGGAGCGGGGCTTGTCTGCCGATGCGCCGTCTGTGCGCCAATCCCCGGCCTTTGTCTGGGATAAGAGGTGATCACATGAGACTGTATTGCCTGAGTCAGTACACCGCCGGCCCGGTGCACTTCGAGCCGGGTGAGATCGAAGTGAGCGACGAAATGGCGGCTTTCCTGCTGCGTGACGCGCCGGGTAGTTTTAGCGTCGAGCCGCCGGTCAAGGCCTACGACGAACCGCCGGAAGACAAGGCGATTCGGGCGGCGCGAGGTAAGAAGTAGGGAGGAATGAGCGATCGGCTGTATTGTACTGTCAACGAAATCCTGGGCGACTTGCAAATCAATGGCGTCAAGGACGAGGCCGGCCTGATGCAGAAAATTCGCGCCGCCTCGGATGTCATTGATCGGCGCGGCTGGTTCATCCCGCAGACTGAGACACGCCGCTTTGACGGCCCGAATCACCGCCGGTCTCTGCTGGTCGATCCGTTGCTGGCCGTCACGTCGATCACAGACGACGCGACGGCGCTAGCGAGCACGGATTATCTGCTCTATCCGCGTAACCGACATTGGCCGGGCGGCCCGTACACGCGAATCGAAATTGACCCCGACGCCAGCAGCCTGACCGCTTGGACGCGTGAGCAGGATATTGTCGCCATCGCCGGGCGCTGGGGACTCTATGAGGAAACACTCAGCACCGGCGCAACCGTTTCGTCGCAGACGGACAGCAGCACGTCGCTGGTCGTCAACACCGGAGCGCCGATCTCGCCCGGCGCGGTCTTGCTGATAGACTCGGAGCAGGAACTGGTCGCCGCAACCGGCGCGGCGACGGACAGCACCGCCGACACATCTGAGGCGGTCGATTTGACCGAACAGGAAATCGACGTGACCAACGGCGCGCTGCTGAATATCGGCGAAGTCATCCGCATCGACACTGAGAAAATGCGCGTCACGGACATTGCAAGCAATACGCTCGTCGTGCAGCGCGGCTACGCCGGCAGCACGATTGCGACGCACGCCAGCGGCGCGGGCGTGGAGGTCTATCGGACGTTCACCGTCAAGCGCGCGGTCAATGGTACAACCGCCGCTGCGCACACGAACGCGGCGATTGGCCGCTACGTTCCGCCCTACTCCATCGGCTATCTGTGCATACAGATAGCGGCGCTGATGCACAAGAAGGCGCAGAGCGGTTACGCCGGCAAGGTCGGGTCAATTGACACGGGCGAGGTCTTTTACCTGGCTGAGTTCCCTGACGATCCGCTCAAGAAAATCATGAAGGGCTACAGTCTGACGAGTCTGTGATGGCGCAGGGCGATCTAGTCGGTTATGACGTAGAGATGATCGGGCTGGAAGATCAATTGCGCCGGATGCGCGGCGCAGACGCCTTGATCGACAAGGAACTGACGCAGGCGATGACTCAATCGGTCTTGACGCTGGAAGCCCGGATCAAGCCGCTGACGCCGGTATTTCGCGGGCGTCTACGCGGCAGCATCGGATCGCAGGTTCGGCGCGAAGGCGTCGGATCGATTGTCGGCATTGTAGGATCGTCGCTGAATGAGGTCTACCCGGCGGTGATGGAGTTCGGTCGCAGACCGGGAGCCGCCGGGCCGCCTTCCGGCGCGCTGGAACGCTGGGCGCATCTGGTGTTGGGCGATGGGCGTTTGGCCTACGTCGTGGCGCGCTCGATTCACCGTAAGGGAATCAAAGGCCGGCAGTTTATGAAGCGCGGCTTCGAGGCCGGCAAGGGCGCGATCAATCAATTCTTTGCTCACGCCCTGGAGCGTATCGCGCAAGGTCTGAGCAACGGACGGACGTGATGGCTATCGAGAATTGGATCGATACGTTCTGCGAACGATTCGCCGTCGCCGCCGGCAGCCGGGGAACGGTGCGGAGCTACGTCTATTATAAACGCGCCGAATTGCCGGGCAAGCCCGATCAATATCCGTGCGCGATCACGCTCCCGGAGCGCGTCAAGATTCTGCACAGCGCCGGCGGGCCGAACGTCGATCTATGGATAGGCCGAACGGAATTTCACCTGTGGCCCGACGTGGGTTTTGACAAGTTGCCGGATGTGTGTCTGTACCAGACACGCATCGCGGCGGCGATGGATGGTGCGATCACGCTGGGCGGTTTGGTTGCGAACGTAGACTACGATCCGCAGCGCCCAGACCTACTTATCCCGGCTCAGTTGCGTTGGGCAGAAGAAGACCCTTGGCATTGGGGCGCGGTCGTCTATTGGCAAGTCAAGGAAGTCGTCACGGCGACCGTCGCGGCATAGGAGCGGAGAACATGGCTAAACTCATCACGGTCTTAGAAAGTTTCACGGAACAACGAACCGGAAAAACCTACACGCCGGGCGAAGTGGTCATCGACCCCGAATGGCACAAGCCCGACAGCCGGCGAGCGGAAGCCTACGCAACGCGCGGCAAGGTGAGAGTTGACGAAGCGGCCGACGGCGCGCCGGGTACGGTGGTCTTCGACGGTGAAGGCAACCCGATGGTGTCTGAGGCCATAGCCCGGCGTGAGCCGAAGCGATTACGCTCGTCGAGCGTAATAGAAGGCGAGGGTTAGCATGGGCGAGCGCAAACTCAGCAAGTACCAGTTTGGAATTGAGAGTACACGCGGTACAGCCGTTGCGGCGACGCGCATCATCGGCGCAGATATTAAGGCCGTGCCGAAAGATCGCGTCTGGGAAGCGGTCATGCACGCCGACGGCTCGCGCGTCAACGCCAACCGCAAGCGCAACGATGAGTTATTCGTCAAGGACGCGCTCACGATCTCACAAGGCTATTTCCAGATCATCCCGATGTTGGGGATATGCTCGCTCGACGGAACCATCTCGCCGGCGGAGCAAACGCCCAGCCAGAGCGATTACCTGTGGGCGATTGCGCCGTCTCTCACAGCGGCAAACGACCCAGACACGATCACGCTGGAATGCGGCGATGATACGCAAGCCTACGAGATCGAGTACGTGATGTTTGACAGTCTCAAATTTTCAGGCGAGATCGCCCAGGCAGGCGAATCGTCGCCGGTCAGTATCGAAGCGGGCTACTTTGGCCGGCAGGTGACGCCCACGACCTTCACGGCTGCGCAAAGTCTGCATAGCGGCCTGACGCTGATGAACGCCAAACTAGCCCGGTTGTATTCCGACACGACCTGGGCGGGCATCGGCGGAACGGAACTCACCAGCCTGTTGCGCGGCTTCGAGTTGGAGATCATGATCGGCAATCACGCCAAGTTCATGGGCAGCGCCAACAAGTATTTTACAACGCACGGCGAGGGCGAAATTTCGGCTATCCTGACGCTGGCGCTGGAAGGCGGATCGAGCGCGGATACGCTGTTCGATCTTTTCCAGGCCGGCACCGAACGCGCACTGCGGCTCGACATCAATGGCCCGCAGATTGGATCGGGCGTAAATTATCAATTCCGCGCGGACATCTGGGGCTTTTTCGAGGACATCGTGCCGCTGGGCGGCGAGAGCGCGGGCAATAATCTGCACACGGCGGTGATCCGCAGCGTCAAGGACGTAACGAGCAGCAATATGCTCGCCTGTCAGGTCATCACCAACAACAACACCGTCTGAGGTCAAGCATGAGCAAAATCTCCATCCCGACGATTACCCGGTCTGTGGATTTGCGCGAATACGATCCGGCGCTGGCTGCCGAGATTCACGTTTGGGTCAACCCGACGCGCGCACATGCTAGCCGCCTGACTGAGATTTCCGTTTCGGCGCAGGTCAACAAGGCGCGCTTCGACCGGATGCTGTCAAACATGAATCAGGGTCAGATCGACGGGTCTGTGGCGCAAGAGCAGACGCAGAACTTCAATGCTGAGGCAGACCGATTCATGCGCGAGGTCTTCGAGTGGTACGCCGTGACCTGGAGCAAAAACTCTGAAACCTGGACGGCGGATGAAATTGCGCGTCTGGCCGACGAAGACCCGGCGCTGTGGGCCTGGCTGACTGAGCGCACGCAAACTTTGATCGCCGAACATCGTGAGCAGGCGCGAAAAAACTAGCCGGCGCTCTGCTGGAGATCGGGCAGCGGGGCGCGACGACCGATCCGGTCATGGCTAATATCGTGCTGGCGCAAAAGATCAATCGTCTGCTGGGGACGCACATCGGCTGTTGGGAAGTTGACGACCTCGACGAAATTACGCTGGACTACATACGCGGCCTGAGCGAGGGAGTGACCGACATTCGCCAGGCCGTTGTCAAAGTCGAAACGATCAAGGAACGACTGCGCGGAGAATTTCGGAAACGCAATCAGGGCTACGTCCATTAACCTGTTATGCCGCAATCTGTGCTCGATCTCATCCTGCGAACCCGTAAGATCGGAACGGGCGGCAAGGAAACTGAAAAGGAATTAGAAGGCGTCGGCAAAGCGACGACGGGCTTGGGCCTGGCCGCAAAGGCCGCTGTGGTAGGCGGCATTGGCCTGTTGGTCGCCGGTCTCAAGGCGTCGGTGGATGCGGCCATGGAGGCCGAAAGGGTTACGGCTCAAACCGAGGCCGTGATCAAAGCCACAGGCAGCGCCGCCGGCCTGACCGCGCAAGAGATCGCCAAACTCGCCGAATCAGAATCGCGCCTGACTTCGATTGACGACGAAGTGATCCAGTCCGGCGCAAACATGCTGCTGACGTTCAAGGAAATCGGCGGCGACGTATTCCCGCGTGCGACGCGCGCGATGGAAGACATGGCCGTTGCGATGGCGAAAGGCGACACCTCGGCTATCGACTTGCAGGGCACGGCCATCCAGTTGGGCAAGGCGCTCAACGATCCGGTCAAGGGTGTCACGGCGTTGCAGCGCGTCGGCGTGACTTTCACGGCTGAGCAGAAAAAGACGATCAAGACGATGGCGGCGATGAATGACATCGCTGGGGCGCAGGCGCTCATCCTGGCTGAACTGGAATCGGAGTTTGGCGGCGCGGCGGAAGCGGCGGGCAAGACGACCGCCGGCGCGATGCAAAAACTGAATAACGCCGTAGAGAATCTAGCCGAAGTGCTGGGGCAAACCCTGCTGCCTTTCCTGGCCGGCGCCGCCGAAACCGCGACCCGATTTTTTGAATCTCTAGGACGCGGCATTAATTACATCAAAGGCACGGCGACCGAAACAGAGACACTCGCCATTGCGTTAGAAGCCGCCAGTGCGCGCTTCGGTGAAAATTCGGTGCAGGCCAATTTTGTCCGCGAGCAACTTCAAAAACTTCAAGAGACAGAGAAATCCGAACACGAAGCATTGATGGCGTTGAGCGACGATCGCCGGGACAATATCCAGGCGATGCGCGACAATCAGATCGCCGCCGCCGAATTGATCCCGACCGAAGAGGAATTAGAACAGGCCGAAAAGGACGCCGCCAAAGCCGCTGAGGAGCAAGCCGAGGCGCTCGAAAAAGCGCGTCAGGCTTCAGTGGACGCCGAACTCAAGTTCATTTCGTTGTCTGAGGCTATGGTTGGGATTGACAAGGCCGGCCTGGCGCGTCAGGCTATCGAGGGCCTCAACCAGGCGCTCAGGGACGGATCGATTACCGCCGCCGAACACCAGCGCGCAGTACAGGCCGTGCAGTTAGAATATGGATTTGCAACTGAGAAATCCATAGCGATGGCCGAAGGCCAGCGTATCCTGGACATGCTGCTGGCAAACGGTTCGATCACCGCCAATTCGTATACTCAGGCTATTGCGCTGTTAGGTGCGGCGGCGGAA